TAACAATGCTATTCGTGAAGTAATGGCACAATGTAATAATTGGCAAAGTGGTGCTAGTGGTGATAACCAAACTAACGCAGGTACACTTACTAGCTCTGGCACACTAGCCGTTACAGGTGCTTTCACATTAGATGGTGCTACAGGAACATCTGGTCAAATTATGACAAGTGCAGGTTCTGGTGCTACGCCTACTTGGGCAGATAAAGTAGATGGTGTTTTAGCAGGATTTATACAAATGTATGGTGCAGCATCTGCTCCTACAGGTTGGTTATTATGTAATGGTGCAGCAGTATCTCGTTCTACCTACGCTACATTGTTTGCTCTCATAGGAACTACTTATGGTGCAGGTGATGGTAGCTCTACATTTAATGTACCAGATATGAGAGATAAATTTCCTGTTGGTTCTGGAAGTACCTATGCTCTAAATGCTACAGGTGGTAGTGCTAATTCTACATTACCTAGCCATACTCACACAGCAACAGTTACAGACCCCGGACATAATCATACATACTTAGAACCACAATTTGAAGATGGTGGTGGAGGTGGAGAATCTGAAATACAAAATAGGTCTACACAAAATACAAGCACAGCAACTACAGGCATTACAGTAGCAAACTCTACAGAAGGTTCATCCTCAACTAATACTAACTTACCTCCATACAGAGGAATTAACTTTATTATAAAGACTTAATATGCCTACACAAAGAGTACAGTTTAATGAATGGTTACCTGACCAACCTGATAATGCAGGTGGTTTAAATGATGCACTAAATGTTATACCTGTATCTATAGGCTACCAACCATTTCCTAATGCAGTAGATTTTAGTGGTGCAGCAGCAGAATCTATAAACTCTGTATTTGTAGCTAAATGGGGTACAGAGGTAATTATATTTGCAGGTGGTGCTACTAAACTATTTAAGTTTAACAACACTACAGAAGCGTTAGAAGATAAATCTAAATCTGGTGGTTATAGCAGTACATTACCTTGGAAGTTTGTGCAGTTTGGCAAAACAGTCATTGCAGTTAATGGTAACGCTATTATACAATATTGGACTATTGGTACATCTACAGCATGGGCAGATATAGCCACATCACCAGTAGCTAGACAAGTAGCTGTGGTAAGAGATTTTGTAGTAACAGGTTATGTCAATACAGGAACACTAGGTAACTCAACAGTACAATGGTCAGACATCAATGATGAAACTGATTGGACAGCAGGTGCTACATCACAAGCAGACAATCAAGTAATTGCAGATGGTGGTAATATACAAGCAGTAACAGGTGGTGAGTTTGGTCTTATACTGTTAGAAAAGTCTATTAGCAGAATGAGCTATGTAGGATCACCATTATTCTTTCAGTTTGACAACATCTCTAGAGGGTTAGGTTGTCTAAATGGCAACTCTGTATGTCAATACAATAATGTTACTTTCTTTTTAAGTGATGATGGTTTCTATAGTTGTGATGGTACAAATGTAACACCTATTGGAAATGAAAAAATAGACAGATGGTTCTTTACTGATATAGATTTAGCACTTATAGATAACATGAGTGCATCTATAAACCCTACTGCTAACATTGCTGTTTGGAATTATGCAAACACATCTGGTGGTAGAACTATATTAGTATATAACTGGACACTAGGTAAGTGGAGTCATGTTGATACAACCTCTACTGTGCTAGGCAATATAGCGACTGTAGGAACGACTTTAGAAGGATTAGGTACTCTAGGGTACACCGATATAGATACTATGCCTGCATCACTAGATGCTAGATTATGGGCAGGTGGTAAATTCCTATTTGCAGGAGCTACAGGTACTAAACTATCTACCTTTACAGGAAGTGCGTATAACTCTAAATTAGTAACTACTGATATAGAGGTCGGTTATAACTCTTTTGTAAACTTATTAAGGCCACAAGTAGATAATGGTAGTGCTAATATATCTATAGCTAGTCGTAAAGAATTAGATGATGCAATCGTATTTACTACACCAGTAGCTACTACAGATGAAGGTAGAGCTAGTGTTAGAAGTTCTGGTAGGTATCATAGAGTAAGTGTAGAACCTACAGGTAGTTGGACTAATTGTATGGCAGTAGATGTATACACCATCCCTAGAGGTAATAGATAATGCCTAGAATGTATAGAACATTACCTTATCAGGGTGGTGAACCTAGAGCAGTATCAGAGGTAGTAAACAATGCTATGAATGGCAAGACTAACAATAGTGGCACAGTAACACTAACTGCTAGTTCCACAACCACTACTTTAAATGATGAAAGACTAGGGTTTGATAGTGTCATAATACTATCTCCTTTAACTGCAAATGCAGCAGCACAATCACCTTACATCTCAACTCATGCTAAAGGTAGTGCAGTTATAACACATACAAGTGTAGGACATGCAGATTTAAATTTTGATTATATTATAGTAGGTTAAGTGATATTATTACAGTATGAAACTATATGTAGTACCAACTAACTTTGTATATCAGTATTGGGATTTAGCAGAACCATTATTACAAAAAGCATTAGATAAAGGTAATGGTGAGTTTACTGCTGACCAACTTAAACTACAAGTTATACAAGGACAACAACAACTACTATTACTTATGAACAAAGAGAAATGTCTTTGTGCATTTACTGTCCAATGGATAAACTTTCCTAATGACAGAGTAGCCTATATTACCTATATGGGTGGTAGAAATACAAAAGCAGGATTTAAAGATTTTAAGATTTGGGTAAAAGCAAATGGTGGAACTTGTATTCAAGGTTCTACTAAATACGAAAGTATAGTTAGGTTATTTAACAAACTATATGGTTATGAAAAAAAATACACACTAATGGAGCTAAAACTATGAACGATTATTTTCCAGAGCTAGACGGAAACCAATCTATTGATAATGGAAAGATGGGTAGAATACTTGCAAAGGGTGGTAGTCCGCAACAGCAAACACAAACGCAAGAAATTGATCCTATGCTAAAACCTTATATTACTAAAGGTTTAGATGAAGCATCTAGACTTTATGATGAAGGAGCTCCAGATTATTTTCCAAGTGATACTTATGTTCCAGCAGGAGCAACAACCACTACTGCGTTAGATGCAGCTAGAGCTAGAGCAACAGCAGGTAGCCCATTATTACCAGCAGCCCAAGCAGAACAACTATCTACTATTCGTGGTGATAGATTATCAGCAAGTAACCCATATTTTGCAGCAATGATGGATAGTGCATCTAAACCTGTAATATCACAATTTAATGAAGCAATAAGAGGTGTAGGAAGTAGAGCATCTCAAGCAGGAAGATATGGTTCTGAAGCAATGTTTGATATGGAAGATAAAGCTAGAGATAATTTAGCAAATGCACTTACAGGTAAAGGTGCAGAGTTAGCTTATCAAAACTTTGCTAGTGAAAGAGCTAGGCAGGATGCAGCTATAGCAGGTGCTCCTAGTTTAGCAACAGCAGATTATTCTGATATAGGACAACTAGCAAAAGTAGGTGCTACAGAAGAAGATTTTGCAAGACAAAAATTACAATCTGATATAGGTAGATTTGAATATGGAGCTAACGCACCACAAAGGCAACTATCTAGTTTCTTGTCAGCAGCATACGGAGCTCCAACACCTATGACTACTACAACAACCTCTAGTGGAGGTGGTAAATAATGGCAATTGACCCAGTTACAGTTGGAACTCTTGTAGGTGCAGGTAAAGGCATTGCACAAGGAGATGATTTTAAGGGTATAGCTAAAAAAGCTGCTATAGGTGCAGCAGGTGGATATGTTGGTGGAAAAATACCTTTTGGAGATATGTTTAAAGGTACACCATTAACAGAAGCTATACCAAATGATTTTACACGAGCAGCAGCTGATTCTATTGGTGCTGACCCTAGCATGGTATTTAATCCAGAAACAGGTAATTTTATGAGTAAAGAATTATTTGCACAAACACAAAAGGATGGAATGGGTTTGTTAGATAGTGCTAAAAATTATATTACGGAAGGATTTGAAGATATGTCTGCTGCTGATGCAGCTACATTAACACTTGCAGGTTTAGATGCTATGCCTACAAAAGAACCACTAAACACACAAGTAACTCCGTTAGCAGTAAGTCCGACACAATACCAACCTAATTTATTAGATATAA